GCAACTCCGGCTAATCGCATACCGGATACTGGTTTTCCATAATAGGAATGGGCTGGTGTAGCGTTTTTCATATACAACTAGCCCGTTTTGTTACATATCCCCCACCACAGGGGAGGTCTATGGTGGAGGAATGTAGATTAACTATTTTTAATAAAGACGCATTTTCGGTGATGAAGATGGTTTTGCTGGCTTCCTTGTATTAGGGCTAACAACCTTATTCTTCTTTGCTACTTCACCAATTCGCTGACCAGCACTACGAGTATCCTTTGGCTTCGACTTTGAACTTCCTTTAGGAAATCCAGAAACCGATGGTTTAGGATTCATAGGACCATACTTACTGGTTCCACTCATACGTGGTTCCTTGCTTGAAGTATTTGCATACGAAGTCTGCTTACCAGCACGACCCATACGTACTGGTTGATCTCCACCAGACTTTGGTTTAGAAGGTGAAGGGGTCATTGGAGTAACAGAAGATGAACTTGAACCCTTCTTCTTTGGTGCAGCAAAACCCTTACGACTTACATCACCTGACTGAAACTTCTGTTGAAGTTGCTTACGAATTTCGGGGGTAACAGTTTTACCAGCAGCCTTCATTTCAGCCATACGAGTCTGAACAAAGAAACGCTGACGACCTTGCTTAGCGGTAATACCCTTTGATGCAACTTTGTCTTTAACAAACGCTTTGCGATCAGCAACACGTTTTGCTACAGCAGGATTCTGTTTCTTCATTGCCATGATTATCTCCTAGTACTTCTTTTTAGATTTTGGTTCAACTTGCTTGCTTCCTTTTACTTTTGGGTAAGAAGAAGTCTTTGTGCCAGCCTTAGGAGTTGCATCCGCATGGCTAGAAAGAATTGAATATTTAACTGGCATTATTGCTCCTTACCAAAAAGGGGGGTGGGGTAGAAAACGATTCCGAAAAAACGATCCCACCCCCCAATTTAATTACTTACTTGCGGTAAATGCTTACCGTGTTCGCTGCGGTGAAAACACCAAGGAACGTTGCTGACGATGCTGCTGCAACAGTTGCCGAACCGACAAGAGTTACACCAGATGCACCGGCAGTAAGGGTAATTGCATGTGTCGCTGAAGCAAGGTTAACAACCGTGAACTCAATTGAAGTTCCGACTGCCTCGTCAGTGAAAGCAGCACCAAGTTCCGCACCAGTTGGTGTGGTCAAGGCACGACCTGCTGTTGGTGTCATCGTATAAACTATACGACCTGCACCGGCAAGCGTTGCTGCTGACTGTGTTGTTGCGGCATCAGTTGCTGCAACGACGGTTACTTTTTCACGATAAGCAGCCCATGTTTCAACACGCTTACGGCTAAGAGCACCATCTGTATCATTTGCTAATAGTGGCATTTTTTTCTCCTTATTGGTTAATAGTCTTAGGCGGTCTTAGCAGTGAGTTTGCCCTGCTTAGCACGGTTGCGGACAGTCAAGTTGCCGTAGCACATGATGAGCGCATAGCGAGCATCAACGTCTTCAGGCTTGATGAATTCAGTCTGTGCAAACCACTTGTTGGAGTGACCAACGAGAGTGATGTACTTGCTGTTTAGGAAGTAGAACACGCCAGCGGTGCAATGCACGTCGTACATTACAGGAGCAGCCTTGAACAACAGGTTCTGGAATCCAGCATCTGCGGTCTTGGTGTCGGTGTAACGTAGGTTTGGCTGAAGCAATGCTTCGTACTTCTCAAACAAAGTCTGAGTTGTCAACAAGGTATCTGGGTGATCATTACCAACCGAAACGCTGTTGTAAGCGGTGCTCATTTGTGCAAGGGTCAATGCCGTTGCTGTGTTCTCTTCGTATGAACGCCAGAACTCGTTTCCTGAAGTTGAAGCGTTGATGTTTCCAACGGTGTTTGCATTTTCAACCAAGTTACCAAGACCGTTCCAGTCTTTACCTGAGTTGCCGGTTCCGTCAGAGAAGAACATCTGGTTGAACGATTCACGCATTGACTCTTCTGCCTGCATGATCTTGGCTTCGAGCAAGTTAATGATTTCTTGTTCACCGTTGTTCTTGGCTTCTTCAAGACCAGAGATTGAGATGGATGCAGCGTACTGCTTCCAATCGTACTCTGCTGCTGAGATTCCCTCTTGTGGGGTCAAAGCAAGTGAGTCGTAACCACTGTATGAAGAAACAGTTGAGTTCTTACCGTAGATAAGAGGTTCAACAATCTTCGTACCGCCGTTAAGCATACGAATGCGACCCTTTTCCATAAGGGTGTAGGTGAGTGGACGTGCAGTGAAAACGTTGTCAGTCAACTGTGAACGGTAGTTCGCAAGTGTTGTACTGAGAAGCGCATCAAAGTTGCTATTGGCTGATGCCATGATGATTTCTCCTTGGGTTTAAGCGCTACTCGCCTAGTTGCCGTTTTGCGGCTTCAAAAGCGTCTCGCAGTGATGTTATAGGTTTTGCTGATACGTCGGCACTAACAGAAGATGCAGAACCGCCCACAACAGATACTCCTCGTTTAGCAGTTGTGATTTGCTCAGTTTCTTTTGCCTTCTTCTCACGAAGTTGACGAACCACTTGGGCATCCTCATAAACGCTGTCAAATTTAATCTGTTTGTAAACCGATTCCAAATCAGTTGAACCAATGGCTAAAGCCTTTGATACAACTTCATTTGCATCAAAATCAGTACCGTACCGATTTTGCAACGTCTGAACAGTCCTGTCCAACTCTTCCATTGCCTTTTGTTGTTCAAAAGCCTGGACTCGTTGTTCCAACTGTTTGTACTGCTTTTCAACTGGATCCAATAACAGATCTTCTTCAGGTGAAGAAGTTGTCTGATCTAATCCGTAATGTCTACCAAGTAGTTCCAAAGTTTCTTTTGGGTTACTCTGCAAGGCTTCTTGCAAAGCAGCACCAAATTGAACTTGACGTCGTTGCTCACTGAGTTCCTGTGTCTTACGGGTATAGTCCGCTTGACGCTGGTATCCAGAAAGCGCCTCTTTGAGTGGAACTTTTACTTCTTCTCCATCAACTTGTACAGAAACATATTTGTCTCCATACTCATCAACAGGAAGTAGTTCAATTTCTGCTTCGCTGAGGCTTTCAACTACATCTACAACCTCCTGCGGTTGTCCCTCTGTGGGGGCCGAGTCAGTCTCGATTTCATTGCCAATTATGTCGCTCATTATTTTGAGTCCTCCAAGGGTTGCTCTATATGTAGTGATTTATCGTTACATACCAGGAGGCATACCAGGAGGCATACCTTGTGGTATTCCTCCACCTTGCAAGAGTTGCATTAACAACCCAGGTGGAAGTTGTGCAAGTTCAGGAGGTAATCCTGGTGGTGGTCCACCTACTGGTGGTCCTCCTTGCATCATTGCTTCCGGTGGAAGACCTTGTGGTGGCATACCTGCAGGCATAGTCTGCGGTGGCATTGGGGGCATACCTTGTGGCATTTGTTCTGCCATTGGACCTTCAAGATTTTCAGGTCCACCAGTTGGTTCTTCTGGACCTTGCGGTTCAGGAGGAGGTGGAGGTGTCATAAACATTGAAGGTTGTTTTACACCAAAACCATACTGAAGAACATATTGAGCAAGTTTCTGTAGATCAATAATTCCACTTTGAATAAACGGTGCCATAGCATCCATAATCTGCATTGCAGACTGTCGACGAAAAGATTCATTGGTTGGCTGTGTTGATCCACCTTCAACTTCAAAATCAAACTCACCTGAAATGTAGTCACGGTCAAACTTGACCCATGCTTTCTTTTCACCTGATCCAACCACACGAATGGCTTGCTCACCAGTCAAATACTGCTGAGCCAGCATGACCAACCTACGGCCACAGTCGGCAATAGTGCGTTCAATTGCGGCAAGTTTGTCTGATGCCCTGGCGTTAGCCGCATCTTGCACAATGCCCGCCTCTGTGGCCGTACGTCGAATCTCTGGCAATGCTCCACGCATGTACTCAGATACACCTGATATCTGATTAATGTCATTAGAAATAAGTTCCGACTGATTGTAAAACTCTGGTGGACTTACAACTGCTGGCATTGGAATGACAGCATTACTTAATCCATCTTCAGAGATTACCGGTACAAGCACATTGTCTTCATCGGATTCAAGTGCTGCACGGCCATCAGCATCAAAGGCTGCTTCACGATACAACCATTTACGTGAGAACCTTTTACGATGATTCATCATCTGGGTTCGTGTTTGGTTGAGTTCCATTTGCAATGGTTCAATTGCTTCCAGTTCTCCCATTGGGTAGAAATGATCTGGAATGTCATAGTTGCGTAGCATCACAAATGGATGACCAAAAGCAAAAGGTATTTTTGTTGGAGAGATAAGGAACTTATCGCCACCATCGCAAAACACAGAAAGCATGTCACGATCAATGTCGTAAAATTCCCAAATTTCTACATATGAATCTTCAGGATTATCGCTCCGTCGTGGACGAAGGTTGCCACGCCATTCATCAACACTCCATTTTGAATAGTGTGATGGTTGTGCATCCTGTCGTGCTGTTGCGTTATAACGCTTATCCTTTTTAACATCC